TTCAGAACGAGCTATAGTTATATTTAATGCAATGAAGCGAGCATGGGTATTACGTGCATATCGATATTTAAATTTAATACGTAGAGAGGTAACGAATTGGGATAATAGATATAGTTTGCGATGGTCAAATTCGTCAATTAGTGCAATTAAAAAATACATACCAGAATTTAATGATACTGAACGATTTTTTAGAGACCTAGGTAGTACTAATGATGACGCAATGGAAGAATGTAATGAACTATATATAGGAGAACTTAACACAGTATATGATTTAGTCACTGAGGTGCTTGGACTACAAGATATGCGTAGTGCAAATCCACCATGGTGGCATGATACAAAAGTTAACGGTGAAAGTGTTCCTCCTGATCCAGATGATATAGTAAATCAGCCTAGGCCAACATTATGATAGTTAATAAAAGGATAGAATAGATAATGTCGTTAGATAGATTTGTAAATAAAGAAGATTTGCTCAATAAGGTAAATCAAAGTCCACCTAATAAGTGGTCAGAAGCATTACAGGCATCTGGACTATTAACTACATTTAATGCTAATAAAACGTTCCTCGACATGAACTTCAATGATACAACCGGTGCATCAGCCAATATTGAAGCTCATCTTTATACAACAAATAATGGTTCTTATATTGATAGTGTTTATAATTTACCAATAATTTATGATAGTACTAAACCATTAGGTGGTACAATACATGTCGACACCAAAGCCTTTGCAGAACAATTATCAGTTCGAAGTGGAAATTATCTAGTTGTTTTTAATCTACATAAACCATTTGACTTAACAGGAGCATGGGATAATCCAGCATTTAATGTTATGGAAATATCACCAGATCGTACAGAATTATATCTACGAGCAAATCCTAATTATTCTCAATATCAAGAATTAATTGATATGAGAGAATCATATATAGGTAATCCTATGATAGATTACCAACAACAGAGTGGTAATATAGTTATAAATTTTGGAAAGGGTCGTATAGGAACAATTGTAAATCAAGAAGTATGGACAGAGTCAGATAGCCTAGTAGTTAAATTACTTAAACCATTAGACCAAGATGTTACTGAAGATGACAAATGTTGGATCGAATGGGAGCTGGCCGATTCTTTAATTGCATTTATACATGTTGCTGTTAAAGATGATTCAATGGTGATTCAATTACGATCACCTAACTTTGATGCCAATCAAGAATACAATACTATTACCGAAACTGATTTCCAAAATTTTTCAGAATTATTAGGATCTTCAACAACAACTTCTGAACAAATAATTCAAAACATGTTGAGCGGATCTTTCGCCGGAAGTCCAATTGGTGTAGATTATTCAGGATTACAAAATTTTGTATTTTATTCATCTGCAGCAGAACGATTAGCTAATTTTAAATATAAAATTCAACAAATAGAATTTTATGATGAACAATTAAATTTATTAAATGATGCAACACAAACTTCTGAAGTAATTGTTGATAAACAAAATGCATTAACTAGACGTACTAATATTATTGGGTCATTTGATGGATTTGAAAAATGGCTATATAATGAACCAACTTCAAGTTTATTTACACATCAGACAGTATATGATAATGCACATGAAAGCGGAAATCCTACCAGATTAGAAGGAGGATTGTTAGGATCAGATGTGTATCAAATTCAACCATATCCTAAATTTTTATCTTCTAGTTATGGTAGTGGAGAATATGTTGTACATCATTCTACATCAAGTATTGCCGAAACATGGTATAGTGGATTTATGTTAACAGCATCTCTTTATGATGAATTAAATGATAAATCTTTAATAAAAATACTACCAGAACATATTAGGCAAGATTCAAACAACAATCAGTTTGAGTTGTTTGTACATATGATTGGACAACATTTTGATATTTTATATTCTTATGCAGATGCATTAGCAAGAACATATCATCCGATTGAACATCCTAAATTAGGTCATACAAAAGAAACAATATATAATGTTGCAAAATCATTAGGTTGGAAATTGTTTGATGGTAAACAAGCATCGGCATTGTGGCAATATTCATTAGGAAAAAGTGAAACAGGCTCACTTGCAAGTACTGGTAGTATATTTACTAAACCAGATGAAGCTATTACAACTGAAGTTTGGCGTAGAATAGTTAATAATTTACCGTATTTACTTAAAACTAAAGGGACTGCAAGGGGTATTAAAGCGTTAATGAATACATATGGTATCCCTCAGACTTTATTAAGTATTAGAGAATATGGCGGACCTAAAGTAGGAGAAGATTTACCTACATTAATTGAAGATAGATTTTCATATGCATTACCGATAAACGGAACTGTTTCAACTGATTCAACTTCAGGTAATAATCAATTTCTTTTTGTAGGTCGACGAAAGTTTTCAAGTTCATTCGCCGGCTGGGGAATACCAGGAGTAGAAAATCCTACATTCAAAGACAATCTGCCAGATGAATTAACTGGGTCAGCTGCTCATAAATTGGATATTAGAGTACCAGATACTATTGAATTCCGCTATAAGCCAGGCGCTAAGAAAGACATGACATTATATAGTATGGCGCTAAAAAATCCTTTATCTTCTGCGACTGCCACAGCAGTCTTAGGATTACAATATACTGCATCATATTCTGGAAGTGATAAATATGGAAGAATGTATTTCCAAATGTCTAATGGAAAGTCAGTAATTACTGAACATGACAATGATGTAGCAGGAGCAAATAAATGGGCTAAATTTACAGATTGGGCTCCTATATATGATGGATTCGATTGACACCAAACATATATTGGCAAACACAAAAAGCTTCAGATTATATAAATGGTAAAGTCATTCATAGAGTAAGTGCATCAATGTATCCTGGGACGGGTAGTAACATAGCTCAGGCCGGACTTAATCAAACTCGTTGGGTAAATAGTACCACTTCTGGTAGCGTCACCGGACATGAACATCATATGGGAACTGCAACAATCGGAGGACATACTGGTGTTAGTAACATTAGCACAGGTACGAATACAATTGTTTCATCATCAACATTTAGTGGTTCGATACAAGAATATAGAGAATGGATGGAAGTATTAGATCAACGTACGTTTGATATTCATACATTGAATCCTACTTCTTATGTGTCTTCAATATCGCCTACATCATCATATGATACATTGATACGACATTATCCATTAGGTACAGATTTACGAGCTGGTAGTGTATCTGGATCAAAAGATGGAACATATACAGCACAACAACAGATATCATCAAGCCATCCTGCATCTATTAGAAATGGTAAGCCATTTTACAATGATTATTTTACAGCTCCTGATGATAATTTTACTACCGATCATCAAGCACTTAAGTCAGATGCTTTTTATCAATCTGGTTATGATTATGGCCATCCAAATGGTATATTACGAGCAATTAATTTTCCAGATCCAGGAACCAATCAACGTGGTAATTTTGAACCTATAGAAGAAACATATTATGTGCAAGGCGCTTCATTGGGAGCAACATTACCTAAATCTGAAAAAATTAGATTTGATGACAATGAGTTGATAACTAGACTATCGCCAAATGCAACAGCAGAACAGTCTAGATTTGATTATGCTTCATTAGATTCAAACAAGTTAGGTTTGTTTTATTCAATAGCAGATCAGATTAATAAAGAAATTTTCAATCATATTGGAGATGTTGCATTAGATGATTTTGTAGGTGACCCAGATGATCAGTATGAATATGAATATAATGATTTAACACATTTTGCAAAAGAGTATTGGAAAAAGTATGCTGATCGAAATGATGTAAATGCATTTATGCGAATTTTTAGTCAATTTGATTTTGCATTATTTGAATCTATTAAACAAATGATCCCAGATCGTGCTGATGAAGCATTAGGATTATTAATTGAACCTAATATATTAGAAAGGGCAAAAGAAGTTCCATTTAAAAAGCCAGAATATGAACCAGCTCATTATGAAACAAGAGTGCCTGGATTGTCACCAACAGCATCTGGAGCTTATCCTTATTATGAAGGTACTATGTCTGGATCGCAGCCTTCTTCCGGTGAAACTCTTTTCCATTC